ATTAGTGACGTCGAAATTTTTGCTCGTAAGAATGAGCTTGCCTTCGGAATTGTAGTCATAGTCTCGTGCAACACGCTTGAACAACGGAATCAAGTCCCAGCCTTGGTCTTTAGGCCCCATATGCAACCAAAGTTTTGCATCGGGCTTATCCTTCGCAAATTCAATGAATCCCTTAATCGTCAAATCAATACGCTTTCGCGGTTGATTGCGATTGCCATTGAAAACGATAAAAGCATCAGGATCCACTCCAAGCTCCTTGCGGGCTTCGGCTTGATCCACCTTAAAGAAAGTAGAACGATCAATGCCATGCGGAATAATATCGCAATCCACGTCGCAACCAGCTTTGCGAATTTCCTCCACGCCAAACTTGGTATAAGTGCCCATACCATCCCAGTCTTTGGCATAGCGAAACACTTCAGGGAAAAAGCCGTAGCTGTCCACGGGGAAATAGCTATACCACTTAAAGCCAAGCTCTTTCTGCAGCGGTTGTGCCTTGGCCCACAAATTATTCAAAACCCAAATGTCATTCACTGCAATGACAAGATCAGGCTTCTCAATTTGAAGAATTTGAGCGATGCGGTGGGAACCATGGGGATCAGTGCCACCAACTGATGCGGGATAAATGGGGAACGGCATGCTGTGAGGATCGCCCCAGAAATTCACCCCCATCGCAACCACATCATGCGTTTCCGCAAGCTTCGGAAGGATGTTTTCCGCTACCCTCCCAAAACCCGTTTGTACGGCGCAATCACCGCAATACAAAATTTTTGCCATGGCAAATTGAAGAACTTGCCCAATGGTAGTGGCAGTTTCCTACACAGGCACGCTAATTCCGGCTCCTCGCTTGTATTCGATGGAGCATTTGCAATTGCTACGACATTCGCATCGTTGCCCAGGCAGAGGCAAGCTGCCGATGGGCCTCAAGCCCATGGCAGCATATCTCAAGCAGTCGTCGCAATGCTCAGCTTGACTGTCCAAAATGCGTCGCATCATTGAATAGCCTTGCTTCTCTTGCCGAATCGTGGCACCTTGCCAGTAAGATCCACGTACACTTTCAGCATATAGCTTGACACGAGCAATAGCCATGGCAGGAGAAACGCGGCCAGCAAGTATATCGCTAGCAAAATTCTGCAGATAACGATATTCAGAACGAAGCTTTTGGCCGATGCGCCCATATTCCGCAGGCCCCATGCCAGATCGGCCACCATGGCCAAGAACAGTGGCTTGAATGTGCGAAGTCTTAATGGCTTCTCGCACGCTTTCTTGCCATTGCTCCAACGTGAGGTTGCCATCGGCAAGCATTTTTGTGAATCGTTGCAATAGCTTACCAAGATTGTCAATGCGTCCGTCAATCAAAGCGACAACGGTTTTCTCGCTCATGAATTGACCGTTGGGGCGCCTATAGCGCCCCGCAATGGGATCGTATTTCCATTCCGCATCAAAACGCGGCCATGGATCACTCAGTGGGCTCAACATCAGAAGCCTCCAAGATGTCCTTGAAGCGCTCCGGCGCTTCCTCTTTCCATTGGGACAATGCAGCAGTAATGTCTTCTTCCGAAATTAACGAAGCTTCATCAATGTCAGAAAAAATGAGGCCCTCTGCCTTGATGGGCTCAATTGCATCAACTTTACTGCTGACCATTTTCGCTTTGCCTTTACGTTCAGCATCGGGATCCTTACGCCGCTTACGGGCCACAATGGTGGCCCTTTCTTCTTTGGACATGCCTTGCGCTTTTGCTTTTGGCAAGCATTTTGGCTTGCCTTCTTTCTCTTCACGAGCGCCACAAGGCCCAAGGATTTCGCCATTGGCTCCAATCCTCACCCATTCTTCTTTGAACCATTGTTCCAAGTCATCTGCATGCAGCTCTTCGCCATCGTTCTTAAAAGCTCCAGACAGAGAGCCGTGCTTCCGGCAGCCACTGCTGATTTGTGCAAGCTCTTGTCAGTGAATGTCACGTCCCCGCGAATGTGTTCAAGATCGCCAGGAAGGTATAGACCAGCAGCGTCCATATTCTCTTGATCAGGCGATGCGTCCCTGGAACCGTCCATGGGCAAACTGCCATTTGCCTGATCTAAAGGATCGCGACCTCCCGCAGGCACTTCTTTGTTCTGCGCTTTCTCCGGCATCTCTCGTTTGATGGACGGATCAATGGTGGTTTCAATGCTGTATTCGCTCTTACCAAAACGACTATCCGCCACTTCTTGCGGCGTCAACACTCCCACTTGAATGTAACGGGCATCAACTGCTGCCACACGCGCTCTCACATCGGCAAGCTCCCGCTCATTCATTTCAAACAATGGCTTGAAGCTGATACGCCAATTGTCCGGCATGTCCCCTTCAATGGGGCCAGTGCGACTCATCATGATATATTTCATCAGCTTCATGAGAGGCTTGCGGAAATTGCTCTCTTGATAGTGATGACAGTACGGAAATTGCTCTCTTGATAGTGATGACAAATTTTTGCGAAGTCTCGCTCTTCGCTGCGTCCCGTCGCCCCAAGTCCAGAGGGCGATTGACCAAAGAGCAATGTGTGGGGAATGCCAGAAGCTGCAATGATGTCAAGGCGAAGCTTTTCCAAGATTTCTGATACGCCGCCAAATTGGCGGCTCACAAAAGCAAGCTCTTCTTTCTCGGCATCAATTGCATAGCCACGATAAATGCTTTTGCTCATATCATTGAGCTGAAGCCTGTCTTTCACTTGGCTTTCTTTACCAGCGGCGAGCATCGCAGCAAGTCCCCTGACTTTATGAACGAAAATGTCAAATTCCGTGAGGAGAGTTGCAATGGAAGAAGTGCCGGAGTAGTAATGCTTAAAGCTTTCGTAAACGCTTTGCAGAACGCTCATGCCCCATCCATAGTTTTTCTGCCTCACGCGATATGGCAACCAGATGCCATCAAAACGCAAAATCCTGTCTTTGTGAATGTAGGTGAGATTGGGCTGCTGAATGAGGTCGCCAGAAATAATTTGATAGTAGTTTGATTTGCTGTAGTCGTAAATGCTCTCTTCGCTAATCACTGGAGCAATTTGATGCCTGTCAAGACATTCCATGCCTTCAACGGAACGAATGTTATTGACATCTACTGGTTGATCGGCGCTGCGACCATCATCGATCATTAACGCCCTCTCCGCCAAACAAAATCTCAAATCCTTCTCTCGTGGATTCGTCTGCCACCAAGTCAACGATGCGACGCATTAGCCAATGCACGTAAAGACCTTCAAGGTCTTCTTTGTTCATGAATTCAATGGCCTTTACGCTTGTGCGCGTCGTTTTGTCCCTGGCAGTGCCCATGCCAGTGAATACGTTTTGAAGCCCATCAATACGCACACCAGATTGGCCATTGTGGCCCAATGACACAATTCCGTCACTACCAGTGATTTCGGCCATTTTGTCGTTTCTTATAACTATTGACATCATTCTATGACTGCGATAGCATAAAACGACGACACACCTTACACACCATGCCTATCGTCTGGCAGCTCACGGAAGACGAAAAGCAAGCCGTTCGCGCTGAGGCGCGACGGCGGCAAGAAACCAATGCGAAGAAAAAATTAAAGGGGCGCAACAACGGCCCTGAGACGGGCGACGAAGCCTTGAGGGTGCATCTGGTAGGGGCAGCGGGTGAAATGGCCGTGGCGAGCTTCCTGGGGCTCAAGGAGAAGGTTTTCAGCGATGTCGAGGCAGTGCGACATTCTTGCGATCTCCCTCCCGACATAGATGTGAAAACTCGCTCTCGTCATTACTACGACCTACTCTGCCAATTCGACGAACTACCGTCAAAAGCTCTCGTTCTCGTCACCATTGAAAACAAAACTATCCTCCTGCATGGTTGGACAAAAGCCAAAGAAGCAATGCGAAAGGAATTCAAGCGAGAATACGTAAAAGGGCGACCCTGTTATTGCATGCCAAAACATGAACTGCGTCCAATACAATCTCTTCAGCAATACGTAGACGATGCTTTCTTGTTCTGATTTTGCAAAACATGCCTTGAAGCTTGAACTCTATCCCAAGCAGGCAGAAATTCTTGATTCGTTCTTCTCTGGGGGATACACGCAAGCCACTTGGGCTCTCGGAAGACGCAGTGGCAAGACCCTCATGGCAGCCGTTGCATGTGTGTACATTTGTTTTGTGCTTGAAGATAAGTACAAGCGCAAAGTACGCAAAGGGGAAAAATGGTACGTCTTGACTGTGGCCAACTCTCAAGACCAGAGTCGCATTGCTCTTAATAACATCCGCCAATTAATCCTCGAAAGTCCATTTGCTAAAGAGATTGTTCGCGAAACTGCAGATCAATTGGAAATATCTAATAACTGCGTTTTCAAAGCCATCCCCACTTCAGGACGCGCAGCTCGTGGTTTGGCATGTTGCGCATGCGTATTTGACGAACTCGCTTTTGCCGTGGATGGTGATGCAAATAGTGGTGGTAAAGGCATTTACGACGCATTGTCTCCCGCAGTGGCGCAGTTTGGTAAAAATGGCAAAATCCTTGAACTCTCTTCGCCATGGCTCACTGATGGTCTGTTTTATCAACATTTCAAAGAGGCAGCATCAGGAAGATTTCCCAATCTTCAAGCCGTAAACCTCCCAACGTGGGAGATGAATCCAACCATCTCTCAAGAATTTCTTGATTTAGAACGTCAGCGTGATCCTGACA